ACCTTACTTTGACATTTACACACAAGGTCAGTTATACCCTATTAACATACCAACCACATTACTAAACAAAGTATCATTAAATGAAAAAGCCATACTAAAAACGTTTAGCTTTTACACAGACCCACTTTTAAGAGCTAATTTGTATGGATTACAGAACGGAAATCTTAATAACAACACTGCTCAAACCTCTCACGGCACAAATTTAATTAATGATGTGTTGTTTTATAAACGGGCAGTACAGAATCATCACGATTTTATGGTGGTAATGCAGGTGGTGTTAAACAAAATTTCAGATTTTATATTATTCTTTGAAAGTCTCAACCCAAGAGATCAAGATCCTCAAAGAAAAGCAGTGTTTTATAGATACACTATCACTAATATGGAAAACTTACAAGTGCAAGTCGATGCACTAAAGAATGTTTTAGCTCAAACACTCTTATCTTCTAGTGCAGTGTTAGGTTCTATTTGAGTTTCAGTTACCTCAACGTTTATAATTTTGGAATCCTCTACTAACTTCTTAAGAAGTTCTTCTCTATTCATTAGTAACTTACCTTGAATGCTAGTTTGTTGTAACTCCTTCTTACTATCAATGTCCATTTGCTTAAGTTGAAACTTAGCATCAATGTTTTTCTGATTAATCATTACTTTATTGAGGGTGTCTATAGCTGCAGCTGATGAACTTACTAAAGTAGCCAATGCTGAAACGTCTTCTGGTGTTGGTGCACCAGCTACATACGTTTTTAAATCTTCAACAAACTCAACACTACCTTTAATTAACTGGGCAGAGTACTGTATAAGGAACTTTTCCATTTCTTCTTTAGAAAGTTCTTGTTTTGGTTTTTCAGGCTTAGGTATATCTACCTTACCTTGTAATTGTTTAACCAAATCATCTACAGCATTGTTTAGTTTGTCGTCAGCCATCACAAATACTTATAAAGGTAATGGTTGATTTAAAGAGGTAACAGTTTATAATCTACGTATGTTTCCAATAGATATAAAATTCGTAAAAACTAACGATAAAGCAGTTTTACCTAAGTATAACCATGGAGACCCTTATATGGGCGACTCTGGCTTAGACGTTGTAGCAGTAGAGGATGCTGTAGTACCTGCTAAAGGTTTCAAAATCATTGAAGTTGGTATTAAACTTGCTTACATTACACCGGGTTATTGGTTTAGAGTAGAGGGTAGATCAGGTGTAGGCTTTAAAAGACATATATTCCCACATTTTGGTATTATAGACAATCCATACCGTGGAGATTTAGGTATCAAGTTATATAATTTCGGTACTGAGGATCAAGTCTTTAAAGCAGGCGATAAGATTGCACAGTTAGTTGTTTATCCACTCATTCAAGCTAATGTTGATTGGGTAGATCAAGTAACTGAAACAAAACGCGGTGAAAAAGGTTTAGGTTCATCAGGCTAATATATGTTTAATAATCTTTGGGTAGAAAAATACAGACCAAGTAAACTGGATGACATGGTGTTATCCAACGATAATAAATCGTACTTCAAATCTTTAAAGGATGAGATACCGAATTTGCTATTTGTTGGTACACCTGGCATTGGTAAGACTACTATTGCTAAAATAATTGTGCAGGACATATTAAATTGTCAGTACTTGTATATAAATGCATCCGATGAAAACGGTATTGATACAATTAGAAGCAAGGTCAGTAGTTTTTCCCAAACTAAGAGCATTGACGGTAAGGTTAAGGTTGTTATCTTAGATGAAGCTGATGGTATTACGTTAGATGGTCAAAGAGCTTTACGTAATACTATGGAAGAGTATAGTGGTTATACACGCTTCATACTTACAGCTAACTACAAACATAAGATAATTCCTGCCATACAGAGTAGAACGCAGTACTTTGACCTAACCCCACCTTTGCAAGAGGTGTCGGGCAGGGTTGTTAGTATTCTTAAGTTAGAAAAGATAAAAGTACCTGATACTGAAAAGACTAAACTGGTTAAGGTTATAAAAGATAACTACCCAGATATCAGAAAGACCATTAACTTAATACAAAAGTACAGTGCTACCGGTACCTTAACTATTACCGTCAATGTAGATACAAGTGCAATAGCTAAAGTAGTGCACGATTATGTAAAGTCAAAGAAGCTCACTGAATTAAGAAAGCATTTAATTGAAAACGAGAGTGAGTTTCAAGGTGACTATGGTGCATTACTCAAACATTATCTAAACTTCTTATACGACAACACTGAACTAAAAGAAGATACAAAGAGAAAAGCTATTGTTATTATAGCTGAGCATTTATACAGAGACGCAATGGTCTTAGATAAAGAAATAAACGCTTTTGCTTGTTTCTGTCAACTAAGTGATTTAACTTAGTTATACATCTTCTTCTTTAAAGGTTTTTCAGCTTTACTGAAACCTTTAACCTGAGGATCTTTCATAGATGAATCTGGTTTAGAAGGTAATACAACATTAACATTTCTTAAAGATGTTTCTGTTGGACGTACTTTAGTGTTCATACTATTGTCCTGTGACATTAATGTCTGTAAATATGGATTGTAAGGAGATTCTTCGTCTTCCTCGCCTTGATTCATATGAGCCAAACGTGTTCTTCTTTCTTTGTGTTTGTAAGCATCAGTAGGAGGTAGGTTTGGATATGAATTATTAGTTGCAACTAAATCACGAGGCACTGTTACTTTGTTTGCTAAGTCATATAAACCAGGTGCTAGTTCATGGCATAGTTCTAAGTAAAATGTAACACCTCTATTATCCTCATCATTAGGTGCACCTGTTGGATACTTTGTCTTGATATCATTAATTCTAATATTTTTCTTTACTGAGAAGAAATCTTTAATAGCTTGCTGCATTTCTGCTGCTAACATTTTAAAAGAAGGACTGCTGGTGTAATTCTTAACTGGTAGCACTACGTCACCAACTAATACACCACCATTATTATAACGAGTAATGTTATTTTCTACAAGTGTTAAAAACTTCTTTGCCATATTTATTATTTAAGCTCTAATAGTATATTTCTATTTCCCATCTAAATAATATTACAATGGCTATCATTTCATTAAATCCATTAGCAAACAGCTATTCCGGTAGAAATAATGCTACTGTTTACTCCGATTTACATTTAGATATAGCTATTGGTTCCACATATAGTAATCAGTTGTTTAAACAACAGCAAATACTTGATATTCAAGCTGATAACAATTTAGCAGCAATTTATAACAGCATTGCAAGTATTATCACAACAACCCCAGGTCAAAAACCATTAAACCCAACATTTGGTATCAATTTTGGTGATATTCTATTCTTACCTTGCACTAATGACAGAGCATTAGCTATAGGTGGTGCAATATTACAAGGTATTCAACAGTTTGAACCAAGAGTTACAGTTAATAATGTCAATGTTGAACCAAATATTGATTACAACCGCTACACAATAAGCATAACAATTACAGTTCCAAGATTTGGTACACAGCAAACTACTATTATAGGTACATTAGATAAATCAGGATTCTATTTAAATAACTAATATGGCAGACCAATTAACAAATTACACTTTACCTCAAGCGAGTTACACATCGTTTGATGCACTCACTTTAAAGCAGTACATTATTAACAGATTAAACCAGGGTGGAGTGTTTACTGACCAGAATTATGAAGGTAGTAACTTAAATGCCATTACTGATGTTATTGCACTTTCATACCACTACCTACTTTTCTATCTAAACCAAACAAGTAGTGAGTCAATGTTTAATGAAGCTACGATTTACGAAAACATGAATCGTATAGTTAAGCTAATTAACTACAAACCAGCTGGTTACAGAACTTCTTTATTATCATTTCAAACAACTGCTAATGCAGCTTTACCAGCAGACATTTACACCATACCAAGATATTCATATTTCACTGCAAATGGTATAATATATTCATTTGCAGCAGATGCAACTTTTTCTAAATCAACAAGTGCTTTAGAGGACCTAACAACTTTATACCAAGAAAATTTATTATACCAAGGACCTTATGTTGAGTACCCAGCACAAGCTGCAACAGGTGAACCTTACGAAACATTTACATTGGTAGTTAAAGATAACGTAACCAATACCCCGGTTAACATTGACCAAGGTAGTATAAACGTTTATGTTCAGAGTGCAGTAACAGGAAAGTATACACAATTTAATTTAACTCAATCAGTATTCTTAGAAAACAGTACTGCTGCAGTTTATGAATTAAGATTTAACGAAAATGGTTTTTATGAAATTAAATTTGGTAATGGTGTTTTTGGACAAATATTAAACCCAGGTGATTTGGTATACATTTATTATAAA